ACATTATCCGTCTGTGAAATAGAGACGCTCATTAGGCTGTGGCGTAAGCGATGTGGACAGAGGTAGCGGCAGCAGAGGCGATAACCCGGACGGCTCCGTTGTAGTTATCGAGGCTGATGTTGCCCAGCGGAGGCACATAGATGCCGACCGATCCAGTAGCCGCCAAGATGACTTGGATACTCGCACTGGTGGACTTGTTCTGCACGATGACGATAATGCGGCGCTCAGGGGTGACAGCAGCAGCGAGGAGTTCGGCGGCGGCGACCCCAGCGGTAGCATCAGCGTGAGTGAAGGCCCGGATGAACGGGGAGGAGATGGAGATGTTAGACATTGTAGTAGATTAGTAGGTTCGGATCATGTTGATGCGCACGCTTTGCTTCTGCTGACGGAAAATCTTGTCGATTTCCAAGTCCAGCATGCCCTGTGCTTCCTGCTCAGCAATCTGAGAAGCCTCGACCTGGAGCTCAGAGCGCAGCCAGTCGGAGAACATGCCGCGAGAAACGAAGGTGCCGAAGATGTACGGGATTTCCTTCTTCAGCCATTTAGCGGGGTGCGTGAAAGGGGACTGGCCGGCTGTCGTAGCGTCGAGGCAGTCGTAGAAGTCGCCGTAATGAGGCTTACCGGGAATAGGCATCGTTGTGCCTGTATTGCTACCGCTGTCGAAGTAAGCCTGGGCGCCGATAGAGTACGCAAGGGCGGAGCTCCATACATCACCGACGAGATCAGGCTTCTTAACGCGGTATTCCCCCCAGACCGTAGAAGGGTCTGAGCCGAAGACCAGCTTAACTACGCTACCATCGTTGTAGATGCGGTAGGAGAGGGGCTGGGCTCTCGTGGTTAAAAGCGGGTCTTGGTCGTAGCAGTTCAGCATCTCGCCTGCATCGGCAGGGATAGCGGCTGTAACTGTGCCGGTCGTAGCGTCCACCGTGAGCTGAGCGACACGCATGATGTCAGGCCAGTCCTGAGACTCCCACGCCATACGAAGGCGCTGGTTGGCAAAGTCGCGGAATTGAGCAAATGTCTCCTCCCCGATGTTATGCCGGTCGAGCCCCGAGAGCTGGATGCCCTCGAACAGAATGGTGCTGAAGTTCACGGTTCTCATGTGAGGTATCCGTCTGAGGTGAAAATTGACCCGTTGACCACTGTCCGCTTAACGCGGTTTTGAACAGCGACCTCCGGGTTGTGCTTGATGAAATCGTTCACGAACGACTTGTCATCCCAGCACACATAACCGAGGCGTTGGCCCCAGTAATGAAAAGCAGAAAGGGGGATCTGAGCCTTTAGCTCCCCGACCCCCTCCAGACTCTGAGCCGCGTTCGAGTGACGGAACGCTGCCTGCTGCTTAGCCTGGGAACGGGCGGTGACTTCTTGCTTCCGCCATCCGTTGAGGAGTTCCCTCTCCACCTGATTGCGCAGATGGGAGGGGATTACCTCAGCAAATGACTGAATGATGTCAGCCACCTGTGGATTAGGCGCTGAAGTCGAACTTACCGAAGGCCAGCGGGTTGTACACGCAGAGGCCGGCGACGGCTTCAACGAGACGCGCTTCGCCACCACCAGCGTTCGGGAGCTCAGTGACCTCAGCGACGTTTCCGCCGTAGCGCACTTCGAGCATGTCGAACGGGATGATGTAGCCCGAGAAGTTGTTCTTCAGGAACAGGGACGGGTGCAGGCGGATCTGGCCGAAGTCGCCCTCGAACACGTCCACGGAGCTGATGTAGGTCGGCTCGGTAGCGTCGCGAGTCAGCGTGCGGATTGTGTTGTACTGGTTGGTACCAGAGGCGTTCGTGGTGAACACGAGGTTAGTGAAGGCACGCTTGAGGGTCGGGCCGACGATAGCGTCGTAGTTCTTGAACTGTCCGGTCTGGGAGTAGATGCCCGTGAGGACGTCCTGAACCACAGACTCAGTGAGCGAGGCGGTACCAACTGTGCTGATCTGCGCGGCGGCAGGGCAGAAGTTAGAGGCAGCAGCCGGGAGGTCAACCGTGTCGATGTTCGCAGCGGCGACGATCCACTTGTCGAGGCCACGGGTGCGGTAGCCGACGGTGCCGTTATCGACCTGGGCTCCCTGATTGGCGCACATCGCGACTTCCATCTCGCGCTTGATGAGCGTGATGGCCTTCGAGACGTTGTTCGAGAGTTCGTCGCGGACACCAGCGACGTTAGTCACCGAGGACTGCGTGAGCTTCGAGACGCGGACAGCCTTGCGGAAGATCTGCACTCGGTTCGAGAGTTCGACGCGGTACTGGGTAGCACCATCGACGGTGTAGTTGTCGTAAGCAGAGATGTCAGAACCATCGACGACCGGCGTAGGAGCCGAGGTGGACGGGAGACGGTCAGCCTGCCAGCGGAACAGTGTGTTACCGGGTTCGGCACCCTTCTTCGCCATGGAGGTGAAGGGAGTGTCCTTAGCATCGACGAGGGCGATGAGGTTAGCCAGGTCTTCGCGCTTACCGGCGTTGACGAGGCTGCGTTCTGTGAGGAGAGCCATGATATTTTATGGGTTGGGGGGTTGGGGGCTTAAATGAAGTTCTTGGAGATGAGAACTCGGGCGAGGTCTTCAGCATTATTCGTTTTGCGGAAACGATCCACGGCGGTTCGAGCCTGTACTTCTGCGGGCTTGGACTTAACCGGGGTTACGGTAGGACGGACGGGCGGTACGGGTGCTTGTCTGGGAGCCGCCTTAGAGACTTGGCCCTCGCGGGTCATGTATCCTCGGACGTAATCACCAATGAACATCTTGAAGTCGGGGAACGCCTTGAGTTTGGGAAAAACCTTTAGGACATTCTGTGCGACCTGATATTCCTTGCTTTCCGGCTTATTCCACCACGGGTATTGTTTCGTGGCGATTGGGTCAATTTGTTCTCGGGCTTGGATCGAACCCATCTGCCGTGGCAGCTGTTCTTCGATAGCCCTAGTCGCGTTGACCAACATGCGGGTGACATCCTCTTGGCCGTATTCCTTGTCACCAAGGACAAAGCCGTAGGGGTTCTCCATGCACTTGTACTTTAGCCAGCGGGCGTTTTCCAGTTCCTTATCGACCTGTGCCTTAGTCTGAAGCGACTCGAACGGGTTAGATGCGTCGTTGACGCTGGTTCCCGCCGTGTCGGACTGAGGTGTCGATGAGATTTGCTGTTTCAGCGCTTCCATCTCCTCGCGGAGTTTGGTGACTTCCTCCTCGGCCTGCTTGCGCTTAGCCGTGAGTTTGTCGATGCGCTTCTGGACGCCCTTGGGAAGATCGCTATCTTCTTCGTCGTCTTGCGTATGCTGTGAATGAACTTCGTCGATACCATCCTCAGCCTGGGGGACTTCCGTATCGGTGTCCGCATCTTGCATAGATGCTTCGCCGTCCGTGTTGTCCTTGACTTCTGTCTGGTTTTCGCCCTCTTGACCGGCCTCGGGCTGTGCCGTCTGTTCCTCGTCAGCGAACAGAGTGCTGCGGAGGATATCCGCGAGCTTGTCTTGGTTTAATGCCCCTGACTGGGCGTTTGACTGTACCTCGGGGTTGTTTTGAGCCGTTCCGATCTCGGCGTTATTGTTATCTTCCATATTCAGAGAGTTTTGCGTCCGCTCAGAGGACGTATCGGCAGTAACGCCTTAAAATGTGTGAAGTCAACGCACCCGGCGGCGTTTGATGGGTTTGGCAATATTACGCACCATTCTTGGAGCCAAACCGTTCGCGCTGGGCTTCTTCTTGCTCCGACAAGAGCAAATCCTTGAAATCCCTGAGAGCTTCGGCGCGCCCGCAGGCATGCACCCGCTTTTCGCCTTCGATGCTATAAGAGATAGCACGATCGACTTCAGCGGCGATAGCAGCGTCCATATACGCGAGAACAGCGTCAAATACTTCGTTTTTCTCGAAGGCGAGCGTGCGGCGCGTGGCATTAGGGTCAGGCGCCATAACCGGGTTGCTGGCCTTCCTGTGCCATCTTGTCCGAGACAGGGGTGACACCTAGGCGTCCAATCGTCTTGTTCTGCTGTTGCTGGACGCTCATCTGGAGGTTCTGGACGTAATTCTGGATAAGGGCTTGGAACTGTTGGTCGCCCTGAGCCATCTGTTGAGCCTTCTGGTTCTTCTGGATGATATCCTGGAGATACTGGAGCTTCGTGCCGGCTGTCGGGTCGTTTTCGACGTACTGGACTTCCATGCCGGCCATCATCTTAGCGATATCGGTCTGGACGTCGTTGTAGAGCTTCTGGGAGGCAGTCTTCTGATCGAGGAGCAAGTCCTTAGCAGACTCAGGGCTGATAGCCTCGATAAAGCGCGCCGTGAGCTTATTGCGGTCGATAACGCCACCCGCGTCCATCGGGACGACGAAAGAGGCGATAGCCTTGAGTTTCTCCATGACGTAATCCGTATCGAGCTCGCGCACGTTGTACGAAACACCGATGTCATACATCTGCGAGATTTCGTTCGGCGTCATAACGATAGGCGTCCCGACGATGCGCTCGATTTCGCTGCCGTCGAGGTACTGGACGGACAAACTGACCATCTGCTTGAGAACCCGGCTCCAAGCCGTGAGCCAGTTGTTCACAATGAACTGCTGGGTCATCTGGGTCTTCTGCGGGGGGACGGCAGGGTGGAATAGGCCGAAATAGGCCGCGTTCTGGGCTTCCACACGATCAATAAGGTTGAAAGCGAGTGTAGGATTGCCCGAGGGCGGCGAAAGGAATGAGTAATCGTCAGGGGTGGTGACGGGGAGTAGCGAGCCAGGTGCAATCTGGTTCTGGGTGCCTAGACGCTTCTTAACCTTGATAGGCGGGAGCGTTTCAAAGGCAGTACGGTCGCGCAGGCTGTCCTTCTGGGCCTTGATTTCCTCTTGGTCGGTAAAAGCAATCTCCGGGATGCCACGGCACTCAACAACGGCACGCTTCAGGCGCTCGCGACGGAGTTCAATGAACGGGTACTCGCCGTGGGCGTAATCGAGCTTGCTGTGCTTAGCGAACGTCTCGACTTCGCTGGTTTGCGGAGAAAAGACCGTGTAATATACGCAAGGCACGCCGTTAGCGTCGATTTGACGGCTATAAGCGTACACAATCTCGATGAGGTTGTCCGCGCGGTGCAGAGCGTTCGTTACGTTCGACGTGACGGGGATGAGGTTCGGATCGGTGAGGTAAGCGGACTTGCCGGCAGTGTTAGCGGCCTCCTCGACGAAGGCTTCGTCCCACCCATCGGTCTTAATCATCTCGCGGAGCTCGACCTCAGACATGAACGTGCGCTTGGAGATGAC